ACTCTTAGTGTGTGTGTTGTCGTGAAATCTAACTTTCCTGTTCCGCTTAAACTTAACTGAAAGACATAGTCTCCAGCTAAATCAAATAAACTGCGGGTAGTTGGCCATTTAAACCCAATACGGCCCAATGTTTTATTTGTTGTTACAACTTCAGAACCAGTAAGGTCAACCTCTTCGTTATTACTACCAATTAGCTTTGCAGTTATAGTTGTATATTCTCCAAGGTCGGCGTCTGTTCCATCATCCCTCTTTACTTGTATTGAAAGAGGCTTTGAAGGTATCTGATCTTTCCAGTATTGACTAATCATTTAATTACTTCCTTTCGTATGTATAAAATTGGATCTGTGTGATTCAAGTATAGCGTTACAGTATAATCTGTTTCTGTTAAAGGATTTATAGATACTATAAATGCTGTAGCTACTGCAGGTTCTGCAGCAATCCGTCTTCCACCAAGAGTAGGCATAAATCCAGATGCAATTAATGGAAGAGCTATATTATTTTTAGAGCCAGATGTATTATCAACAAATGTTGCTTGTGCCAACATATGGGTAGCAGTTACTGCTGCTGGATGATCTGCTGTAACAATTGGATTTGGAATTGTTGCGGAAGCTGACATTCCAACTCCACCAACAACCTTACCTTCAATTATATTCTTATCTGATAGCCACCATAGACCACGAGTATTTATACTTGGAATAAATACAACCCCAGTATCATAAATTCTACCAGTTGTTACCTTGTATGTTACTAGGCCTCCAGTAGTAGCAGTAGCACCTCCGCCAGAAGTACCGCTTGCAAATCTACCAAGTGCATCACGAAGTCTTGTTCCTGGAGTAATGCCGCCAAGACCAGCTCTTGTTCTCTTTCTATTTTGAGGTGGAATTTCTGGACCAACTTCTCCACCAACAAAGCCCTTTAGGTTTTTAGTTATTGGAATTAATTGGCTTACTACATAATCTCCATTTAATGACCAACGTTGTGCAATAATATCACCATCAAGTTTTAACTCTGGTTGGCCTCTTTCAGCATCAGAAATAGAGCTATTCTTATACAGAGCCCGTGTATTAGCATCAATAATTCCAGCATTAAATGCAATATCAACCCAGTAATTTGTTGCTAAATCATATTGATGGTACTCTTCATAATCAGTATTAAATTGAGTTCTATTTGCAAGAGTGAAACTGTTTGCAACGTTTTCTGAGAATGAAACAAATATCTTTCCACCAGTTAGCTTACCTTTAAGATTTGTTCCAACTGGAAGAGCAACTGTTGTTATGTAATCTTTATATGGATTAGGACCTTGTGCATATGAATCAAAATTCTGTTCATGAATTGTTGTTGTTAAAGCTGTAATTGGAATACCAGCTTTTAAATGTTCAGGCTTAATTGCTTGATACCCTGCTCTATATTTAGGATTTCCTGAATCTGCAAAAACAAATTCATCTCCTATTTGTAATCCATTAGGTCTATTTTCATATCTTTTATATAGTCTATTTGGACCACCATAATTAAACTCATCTGAATTTTGATAATATGCATAATCTGTCCAAATAAATGCATTATCATCAGTTAGATATTCAAGTGTATTAATAACACGGTGTTTATCATTGAAAAATGTATCATACCATCCTGCAGACCCGCCCTCTGGATCATAAGGCTCACCAGTATTAGGATCTATTCTGCCTGTAAGAACAGGTGCTCTATTATCTGACCACTCATCTGCATTAAACTTACCAGTATCTCTTAATAGTGGAACTGGAGTTGCTGCTTCAATAATGCCTAGATCAACAGCTAATTGTGGGTTTGTTACGAATAGTGATATTCCGTACTCATCTATTGCTTTACGCAATGATTCAAGGAATTCATTAAAGAGTGTTCTTTCTTGCAGATTAAAGTATTCATCTACCTCTGTTTTAGAGTTTAGACCTTGCTTATCTTGCTCAGTAGATTGATCTGGATAATTTCTAAAGAAAATAGCATCATATTGATCTAATTCATAAACATCTTTAATTAAATCTAGATATCTATAGTTATCAGTTACGTCATCTTTATAGGTATCTCCGAAAGGACCACCTCCAATTCTGACGGTGTCATTTAATAGTGGATTTCTATCTCCTCTGTATTTATCTCCAGCATAAAATCTCTGAACTGGAAGAGGGAACACATCCCAGTCAAAGAATTGCTGTGGAGTATCATTTAGATATGTAGTTAATCCATAGAAAGTATCATAATCATATGACTCATTACCGACGTCTTTGCCTTCTGTATCATTTACACCAACTGGAGCAAATGGATTATTATATTGTCCAACATAATATCCAGATTCAGCATTGAATGTAGGCCAGAAGTAAAGCATAAGTGCACGAGCACGATTTCCCTTACCTCTAGTTCCAGTTCCAAATGTTACTGATGCCGTAGCAACTGTTGCCTTTACAGGAACAACATTAATTGCGGCAAGATAATTAAGATTAATTTCGCTTTGTTCAACTAAGGCAGATAAATTTAATCCAAATGCGGATATAGTAAAGTCAGAGTATGAATTTAATTCAGGTGAATTATATCCAACTGTATTAATAAGATACATGTCATTCCCGTATCTTTGAATATCTAATTGTCCATCAATCCAGAACTGATTACGTCCTTTTTTATTCTGAATAATTATATGGTGCCATTGTCCGTCTGCAATATTTTTAAATCCAGTAAATGCTAGATATTGGTCATTTGCAGAAACTGATCCTTCACGTCTATCTTTTGGATTAGTAAGTGCTAGTTTTCCATCTCTTAATATAATAGCAGTTCTTTGAGTGTTATAGATATTAGTATTTGTTCCAGCAAATAAAACCTGATTAGATTTTGTTGTTTTAATCATTGCTTCAAAAGTAAAGTCTGTAGCACCTGTACCACCACTTCCTGATTGACCAGTTGTAAGAGCTATGTTTCTTAGGTTTACAGCTTTTCTATTTTGTGCATCAAAATATCCACCATTTATTGCAGGTAGAGGATTTGTAACTGCATTAACAGCTGTCTTGCCTACTGCTAATGGTGCTGTCCAACCAGATCCTGGCACAGGTTCTGAGCCAACATAAAAATTATCTGATGTATTAAAGAATACTAATGATCTACCATCTATATCATCTTTTTCATCAATTGCTACAAGTCTCTGATACCAAAGGTCATCTAGAATTGTAAAGTAAGCAGGTGGTAGAGGTGCAAATGCATTTGCATTAAATGATTGTGGCTTAACTAATGCACCTAATGTTGTAGAAAGTGCTGGCATTGGTAACATTGCATTTAGAGCAATCCCTGGATTAGCGAACCAGAATCCTGGAATTAATAATATTGGCTGTGGGAATGTTGCAGCTGCATCCATATGAAGAACTTGGTTATTTTCTCCAATATCCCAGCCTGGATTTTCACCTTGTGCAGATGCTGTCATTGGATCTGCTGTTACAGATACAACTTTCTGTGCCAGGAAGTTTGGCATTTGGAATAATCCAGATGCTGTTGCTGGTGCTATGAATGGAAATACATTAGGCAAGAAAGCTGTTGCTGTTGATACATCGGCAGTAACTGTTGGTCCAAATCCAGCCTGAACTGCTGGCATTGGGAATAAAGCTGTTGCAGTTGTATCCATTACAAGTCTTAGTGCTTGCCATGCATCAAATGCTTCGTTTGCAGTAAATGCTCCAGCTGTTACGAATGCGCTATCAATAAACTTAACTAAGTTTGCATTTGCTCCGCTGGCTGGTCCTGGGAATCCAGCAACTGCAAATTGCCCAGAATCAGTAAATGGTGTGCTACGACTAGCTGTAAATTCTAATTTGCCATCAACATATAAGTTTAAAGTGCTTGTGTCCTGTACAACTATAGCTAGGTGCCAATTGCTATCTCCATAATTAGTAGTTCCAGTATTGGTAACAAAAGTACCGTCAGCATTTCCAGAACGAACAGCTAAAGTTCCAGTTGTGTTTACAAGTAAATGGTTGCCAACTCCAGCTGTAGGTTGAGAGTTTACAACAAAGCCACCAAATCCTATTAATGGATGAGGAACAGAAATATTATTTGTCTTAAATAGAACACCCATTGTTACTTTATCATCAGTTGATACAGTTCCAGAAGCTAAAGCATAATTTGCTTTAAATGTTGTGTCTCTATTTGTAAATTCAATTGCTTTTGAATCTATTGCATCTCTACCTAAAACATAAGATGTATTAGTAAATGCTGGTGTTAAAGATACTGATCCAAAATTTGAAGGTGTTCCAGCAGATTCATTAAATCTATAATCAATTAATGGAGATTTGGATTCAATGTAATCATTAAATGCGGTGTTGTTTTTAAAGGCTGGCTGCAGCATAAAAGCTGTACCTTGAAGTTGATCTTTACCAGCGTTATAAATATTTGTAATAACTCCAGTTGTTATATTAGTAGTATTTCCGACAAAGAAGTTAGATAGTAATAGTTTATCTCCACCAAATGCAGTAACATTGTTACTACCAAAACCTACTTGGGTTACTGTGCCCATCAGGCTTCCATTAGCAGTTAGTGTACCTTGTGAGGATCCATCGATAAACAATTCCATTGCATGGTCGTTTTGCTTACATACTACAAAGTGCCAATTGCCATCCATAACATTTGTGGTACCTAGAAGTTGATGTTCTCCATTAGATGTAGAAACGGTAAATCTTATTGAGTTCTGGTTAGTACCAGCACCTGTACTTACGCTAGGACCTCTTGAATTACTATCTGTTGCTGACCAAAGATCTCTTCTTCCTGAAGTAATAGATGAAGGAGTCTTAATCCAAATACCTGCTACATAGTTTGAATCAGAAAATTCTGTGTTGCCAGCAGCCAGATCACCAACACTGGCAAAAACATGTCCGTCATTTAGAGATCCAGTAACTGCTAAAGCGCCGTTAAGTTGAACACCAGATTCAAGAAGGTTGTCTGCATTTCCAGTAAATTGAAATCCTGAACTGCCACCATTTCCATAGTTAATAACGTTTTTATATGCATCAAATTTGTACCACTGTTCTAAATATCCAGCAGTGTTTAATGTTTGCATATATTGATTTAAAAGTAATGGCAGATCTAAGTCTGTCTGATAGTGTCCGTCTGCTGTTGCAGAGGCTGTGGCTGGATCTGCTGTAAGAATTGCTTGAGTTATTAATGAAGGATGAACAAACAAAGAAGATGCTGTTGCTGGGCTTTCTTGTACTGTTGCAGATGAACCAGCAGTAAAGTTATCAGATACTTCTGTAGATGTTAGTTCCCGATCATAAATAGCAACTTCATCAATAAATCCTTTAAATCTAGATAATGGCTGGATTGAATCTCCACCTTGGTCATAAACTCTAGCTCCAATTAATTTACCTGCATTTACATAAAAACTATTATCATCCATATCAATAGTTGTTGGACTTGAAGATACTCCTGCATTACGTTTTAACACACCATCAACATAAACTTTAAATGAAGTTGTATTATTGACAACAACCAAATGGTGCCAAGCGTTATCTGCATATGTTTCTGTAGATATGTATTGATTAAATGTTCCAATATAGTTAGTTACAATTAATTTTCCTCTGCCGCCGATTCCTGATGCTTGAGTATAAGTTGTTCCTATGTCTGCGCCAATAGACTGTTCTCCATTTTGGCTAATATATGTAAACAGTGGACGAAACTTGTCGCCATCTACTGCAGGATTTGATAATGTTAATGTGTCATCATAATCAATTTTAAACCACATTTCTGTAGTAAATGATCTATCATCAAATAATGAAAATGCTGACCAGTTTGGAAGTTTAATTGAAGATGTAGAACCATTAAAATAAGCTGAGCGACCATCTACATTTGTAGGTTGATCTAATGTAAGATTTGAAAAAGTTGATGATGTGGATAAAGATCCATAATTTGTTGGAGTTCCTGAAGTTTCGTTGAGACGATACCAAACCTTTGGGCTTAGTGATGATATTTGATTAATGTATGCGGTCATAAAAAAAGACTGCCGTTAGGCAGCCATAACTCCAATCAAAAATTTGTCTGCTGGTACAGATGAAATGCTTCCGCCGTTAATTGTAATTACAGGAGTAAAGGAGAGGTCAGAAACCACTGGAGAAAATAAATCACCAGAAAGAGTCTCAACAGTGGTGTTGACGACGCCTGCACAAGCATTTGCTTGGAATGCGCTGACCTCTACCTTTACGTCCATTTGCGTTAGCCTTACGCTACAGTGATACGCACAATACCTGTGCTATCCCATGTGATTGTAAAGTTACCATTCGTTGATGACTGATCTGAACCGAAGTCCACATAGCCGATCAACGGTGAAGTTGAAGCTGTACCTGTTGAATCATATACAACTGCATAACGTGCCGTGATTGTTGAAGATGACCAAGTGGTATCTGCAGCATCAAGAACGATTACGTTGTTTGCTGAATCGTAGGTTGCTGTCTTTGAACCTAGTGTGTTACCACCAGCAGTATAGCCTGTACCTGAAACTTCAGCTGAAGATACATCATTGAAGTAGTCATGGGCGTCCTGATCTGGTGTGTAAGATGATGAAAGTAGAGCAACCTTGATTGTGTCAGTGTCGAAATCTACTTCCTTGTTAAGTGCCTTAAGGAGGAAGTTACCGTATAGTTTTGATGGCATTATTTATCTCCTTACGCTGTCTTCTCAAGAATTGCAAAGCCTTCAGCTCTAGCAACTTCGAATGCACGACGTGCACGGACCTTGAGTAGAACACCGTCTGTATCAAATTTAGCATCCTTAGATACCATTGACTCAATACCTGCACGAACACCATTGACCATAAGATCAGTGTTACCTACGATAATGAGAGCGTTTCCATTTGGAGTTGCTGATGCTGATGCACCTGTCATTGCTCCATGTGAAACAGTTAGTGGATATCCAAACAATGTTGATGTTGTAGTTCCTAGTGGATCTGTTAGGATTGGACGATTTTGATTGTCGACTAATCCACGAAGCGTTGCTAGGAATTGTGGGTGAACGATGAAACCTGTCTTTGATGGATCAAAGTATGCACTTTGTTCAATCTTAGATAGAAGCTGATTTAGATCATCAAATGTAGCTGCTCCACCTGTTTGAATAAGGTTGGCTCCTGCTGCTCCTGGTGATACTGCACGATACACAGATGTGTATGGTGCTGCGTCTGTTCCAGCTGATGCAGCTGTTACACCTAAGCATGCATTGTCAAACTTTCTTGCCCAGTTAGTTGCCCACTGAGTTTTGTATGTATTCAGAACGTCAATGAATGAGTCATTCATATCTTCTTCTGAGATGTGCATAATCTTTGCCCATTTACGAGCTGTTAGGGTGATGTCATCGACTGTTACATCTGCCTCACCAATTGTTGCGCCTTCTGCATATACGTTTGGAGCATCGCCAACAAAGCGTGGAACACGCTTTACTGATGTTGCCATTGGCTCACGACGTGCAAGCTTTTCAACTGCAGAGTTCTGCAATGATGCTTGTACGACGTTTGAGCTATGCTCTTCAACGATATAACCATTGGCGACTGTTAATTCTGTTCTTGCCATAGTAGTTTTATCCTTTTCTTGTTAGTTAGATTTTTATGTGCTTGAGAGTAATATATTCGTCCGAA